CGACGCTCGATACACTGAGGTTCGAGTTATACGGACAATTCTAGGTCCAATGCTGCATCCTGCAGCATGGACTTGACGAGCATGGTCGGTCTTTTCACTGTTACCTCCATTTAAATGAGGGAAACAGGACCGTCTAACGCTAACTCCGACAATTAGCCGGAAATACGTGGAGTTAATTAAAACTCACCACCGAGAACCTTGTTGTAATTGGTTGAAATCAACCAAGCCTTCAAGGCATCGATCACGTATCCGATCTCAACGTCCGTGAAAACGCCGTTGCGAGGCTCGTCTACCACTAGGTAAACAGAGAATCCCGCTTCAGCGTTAACAGCCGAAATCGGATCTGCCGCAATCTTAGACTGCGACAGACGGACTTCACGACGAAAGCGCTTTGCAGAAATATTCTGCTTAGTAAGCATCGTCGTTTTACCGTCAGCAGAGGTATACGTATTCTGAGTTGGACCTTGATTGGTCCGCGGCAGAGAAGTAGCCACTGCATTAATGGTGACGGATTGAGGATCAGTAAGCATTAGAAGCTCCTTAAGTTTACGCTGTTGACACCATACAGAATACAACCTGTATGGCTTATTGTTAACTTACCGTACTCGAGACAGCCCTAATGCCCCAAGAATGGCTAGTTGTGACGCGGTCAGACTATTCTGATTCGTGTCAATCCCAAACGGGTCTCCCATCAACCTCGTCTTCGTTATTTGACGAGAGATTGATGAGAGGGCGATTGGCGTGTTGGTATACGAACTACTTCCAGGTAAATACGATTTGAGGGTAGCCTTGACATCATATGTCTTGGTACTACCAGCTTCTCGCATAACATAGAAGTAATCAGCAGCCAACCTATCTGCAACTCCGGGTTCCATGTTAGCAATAACATTCCCGACGTTAAAGAACCAATCGTTTAGCCAGGACCAAGGAATAGCTTTGTAGACAACAAGAGGACTAACGTATAAGCCGTAAATACGGCGTAACATTTTCCTCGTCCACTCAACTTCTCCCGGTCCGTCTGGAAGATGATATCGGAAACGGGCACTTGCCCATACCTTATCGTTACTCCAGACTTTCTGAATCCATGTAGGTTGCGTCGTATAAAACTGCGTCGCAAGCGTAGGGGTTAAAGCCCCGTATGCAGTCCCTGAGGACTCCACTGGATCAGAAACAGTTTCGGCAAGAGTAACTCTACGCCGAACTGGCTTACCGTTATGTCGCAGGAGCCACAAGAGACGACTCTGAGCTTTTCGTTGAGTTTCAACGAATTTCAGCGTATCTTGTAGCAAAGGTAACCATCCAAATTGTAGAGCAAGGTGATAATTGCCAAGCTCATGCAATCTGTTAAAATGGAACCTTTGTCTAAGCATTCCCGGTATATCTTTCAACTCGTAAATTGAGTTTGCCAGAGACATCGAGGGCTTAGTGGGCTTCATCCTGTTGTATGCATCCGCCGCATAACCGTGGCCATCTGGAGCTATGGAATTTATTCCATATGCAGCAATATTAGCTGCCCAGATACCGTCATAGACGGTGTTAGCCGAGTTTTGCGATCGATCCCAGCGCTGATTCGGGGTTACCCCCCAATCAGTCGTGGCTTCTCTAATGATTAGAGCGCCACCAACATTTCTGTCGCTAGGAAAGTCCGGATAACCGTAATGACCCTTAGAAAGGTCAAGAGACTTCAAGGAGTTCCGAATTGGAACTACCGGTCGACTCCACACGGTCCCACCAACGTTCCAGTATAGTCCCTGTTGGGATATTACAGAAGATTGAGTGGGCATACAGACATAACTCCTTAGGGAAACGGAGTGTTCCGTAGAACGTGGGTG